CCAACCCATCTAGATAGGCATCGTAGGATTGTACTTCCTTAACGTAGTTTTCTGCATTGATGTTTCTAGATAGAGAGACAAAAGTATCAGGAATAACAAAGTCAACTTTTGTCACCTCTTCTTTAATTTGTCGCTTAACAAAAGCTTGCTTAGAGTTATCTTTTGTCAGGCTTATACCCGTTCCACCTTTAGTGTGGCAATCAGCATGGAAACAATTCCACAATCTTTCAAAGCCATTGTCAGTTACACTAAAGGTATTTGGCTTGCCACATAAAGGGCAATCAGACCTATAACGCCCATAAGGAGCAATGGTAAGGGATTCAACATAACCTTTTAACCATTTAGGACTCATTTACTTGTCGCATCTTTATACTGCTTAGTATTGACAGTATAGACTTGTGCTAGCTTATCTAGATCAAAGTCATGCTTAAGTAACTTACGAGACTTTGCTACACAGATAGGTATCCATGTAAGGTAGTCTCGCTTGTTACCTAGCTTAACTTGATCTTTGTCTTCCAAACCTAAACGTACTGCAGATAGTTTTGCCCACAGTACATGATGCTTATCATAACTACGTTGAGTTATGTCAGTCTTCGCTTGTTCGTTCATCTGCTATCCTTAAATCTTCTAGGTATAGTTTAATTGCATTTCGGATAAGATCAGCTACGCTTGTCTGTGTAGCATATCGATCTGTTTCCCTAGTAGCAAATTTCTCTAGTTCATTATAGTCAGCTTTGGAAACTGTCAAGTTGTAACTTTTGGTTTCCTCGCTTATCTTATTTGGTCTACTCATATTATCTCCAATCTCCCTCGTGGGGTGTATCTCCCAATGGGATAAGTGCGTATACCACGAGATGTATTTTTACGTCAAGAAAATAATTTAAAAAAAATAGTTTGACACATGTTTTTAGTTAGGTGTATAAGATACCCTGATCATAAATATAGGAGACGATATGATAAATTGGTACAGTAAAGAAGAAATGGGCGATGGCTTTCAATACAATGAAAAAGACCACGAAAAGTTTAGTTACAATTCGTTGTTAAAGATTAAGCCTGAAGAGGAAAACACTATGAGGACTTGCTATCTAGTTAGAGATTGTTGGAGTGATGATCAGATAGTTCAGCTTCGAGATTACATTAATTCAATTATAGAGAGTAGGAAAGAATAATGAATTTAATTGAGTTAGATAAGGCAATCAAAGATCAGAAAGTATTGACTGCATTTAAAGATGGTGTAGCAGATGGTTTGCTATATGGAGTAAAAGATGCTAAGCAGACACATCATTATTATAAGCAAGGTTATGATTTTGGTTTAACAATCAGCGAAAGACAAAGAGAAAGATTGGAGGAAGTATAATGATATATCTTGAATTATTCTCAGGTGGTAGTGTAGCTAGGCAATCTGTAAAAGAATTAGGCTTGCCCGTTACTAGGTGGTATTCATCAGAGATCAACAAGTATCCAATTCAGATAGCTAATGATAACCACGATGATCTTATTCATCTAGGTGGTGTCGAGGGTGTACTAGATAAGCTAGTCTCACACAAAGACATTGATGTTATCTTTTGTGGCTCACCTTGTCAGGGTTTTTCCGTTGCAGGAAAACAATTAAATTTCGAGCATGAGCAATCAAAATTGTTCTTTACGTTTCTTAAAATCTACAAGGCTATCTATACTGCCAATCCCCATGTCAAGTTACTCTTTGAAAATGTCAAGATGAAGAAAGAGTGGGAACAGATTATCCTATCTAAACTACAAGAGATTAATCCTAAGCTAAATCTACACATTATTGATTCTGCTTTGGTATCTGCTCAACGTAGAGTTCGTATGTACATAACTGATATAGAGTTTGATATGCCTGAAGATAGAGGTATCGTACTCAAAGATATCATCGAGTGTGGTTGTGTAGATAGAAACAAATCCTACTGTCTAGATGCAAACTATTGGAAAGGTGGTAACCTGAAGATGTACTTCGAGAAGTCTCGTAGGCAATTAGTCTTTGGTGATGGTTGTCATCAAGTAGGAATAGCTGATCTCAAAGGCTATGACATTATCAAGCGTGTCTACTCTGTCGAGGGAAAGTGTCCTACCTTAACTACTATGCAAGGTGGACACAGAGAACCTAAGATACTTTGTAACTCTGCTTCAATCACGGGTAGAAGATTAGATAGCAATGGTGTCCGTAAAGATGATGACACTAGCCTACCTATAGTTCAAACTCTTGAGGTGTCCGACACAGATAAGTCAAGATGCTTATCTACCTTAACTAAGGATACAGTCGTTTCACCTTTACCTAAAGGTAGGTATCCTGATGCTTATGGTGAACATAAATTACATTGGCGAAAGCTAACTGTTAAGGAATGTTGTAGGTTGCAAACCTTACCTGATGACTACTGTAAGTCTGTTAGTAACTCTCAAGGTTACAAGATGCTTGGCAATGGTTGGAACAATGAAACTATCAAATGTATTCTAAAGGGTTTGACAACAGAAAATAAATTTGGTAGGGAATTATCCTGAAAGAAAATGTACGAAACTATGGAGAGATCGTGATGGCAATTAAGCTAATAGATGAGAAGAAAAACTTTACGCAGAAATATGTAACTGATCTGTATTGGGAATATGATAGAATGTCTAGTTCAGGTCAATTTACATTAGACAGTCTAGCTAAGTTATATGGTGTTGAAACTGATAAAGAGATGGAGGAACGTCTATCTAAAATGTCAAAAGAAGAAATCAAACAAGAATTGGGGAAATGGTGATGGCTAAATATTATTCTAAAAGTAAACAGAAGTTTATTGAGATAGCTAACATGCCTGATCAATATGTCAGAAATGCTTTTGTCAAGATGTGCAAACATGAGCCAACTGAAGATGCTATCTTTGGTCAGCAACAAAGTGAAAGAGCAGATAGGTCAATGAATGAACGTAACTTTTTACAAAAAGAAAATGAAAACCTTGAAGTGCAAGTTAAATATTACAAGAAACTTGCAGAGGATAACTTTGCTTCTAGTGTAGCTGATCTAGATAGTATAGAAAAGCTAATCAAACAAAATAATAGTCTTCAGGGAATGTATGACAAACTGAAAGACACTACCTACCAACCTTACGACAATCAAGGTAGAGTTCGAGATTACCAAGTGGAGTTCACTAAGCTAGCTAGACAGAGAGATAAGTGGAAAGAGAAATCCATGAACATGATAGAGAAAGATACCTACCAAGCTATCTTCGATAAATGTCAGAAACTTGAAGAAGAAGTAAGATTACTTAGAGGATCAAGAGAGATGGCATACGATAGAATCAAAAGTTTTATGCCTAAAGGTGATGTCAAGATGTTTAGCGAGATACCTAACACAGATGATGGTTGGGAATTTGTCAGGCTATTAAAGAAATATCTAAATAATGTCAGCTATAAACTTAGAGTACGTGGTCAATATCTAGATGACGAAACTAAAAAGAATGAGGGTTGGCAGAGATATAGTTGGGGTCAGCCTATAGAGAAGTCTAAGTGTCTTAGAGTTTACGTGGACATCAATAATAAAGATGTTGACTAGGTAATCTATCTGTAGTAATTGTTGGTTTCATTTTAATATAGGAGATAGAAAATGAGCAGAGAACATTTCCACGAAAGCCAAATCGAAGATAAGGTAGAGCAGTATATGCAAGAGGGTATGTCAGATGAAGACGCTATCCAAAAAGCAGAAAGCGAATATCATGGTCAAGTTAATCTAGTTGAGGAACAAGCACTCAAGATAAACAAAAGGCAAGTAGCTTTTCAAAAAGCACTTAGGCAAGGTTGTTATCCAAGTGAGATAGTCTTAGCTATGGTAGTTGATCATCTTCAGGCTAGCTACAATTCAGATAGTGAACACGTGATAGTTAAAGAGTTCTGTCGTGAGTTACTAACAAAGATCAATGACGATACTTTGGAGGTGAACAATGCCTAGTAGAGATAAGATAGTTTTGGATAAGGTAATCGAGTATCTTAAAGCAGATAAAGAGAATGGTAATTTAGATGCACAAGCCTATGCAGAACATTTACTTTTTTGGATAGATAATTGGATAGAGGGGGTAAACATCAATGAGTAATCTTTATCAATGTTGGAGTTGTAAGTCTGTCTTACACGATAGTGATTTAATGCTAACTGAAGATGGAAAAGATTGTCCTTTCTGTTGTACAGATAATTTAGTTAATGTAGATAACCTACCTGAAGATAGAGAGGATAGATAATGAATAAGATTGCACGTATCCACGTAAACCAACACGTGATCAAAGCCAATGCAAAGAATGGAGAAAACAATCCTATCTTTACAATCAAGCAAGGTGGCAGTAATACCTATGCCCACAATGTTAAGGTCAAAGGTGAGATGGAGTTAGTCTACTCGCCTGATAAACCTTTGTCTTGTGGTGCTAAGGTTTGGATCGAGACAAGAGGTGATATTG